TTCTACGCCATTCTAACTGTAAAGAAGTCTGTCCCATGCCATCTGGTATGTCTTCTTGTAGTTTAGTAATATTGGGCATACCTTCAGGCAGATTCCAATTAGGTTTTTCAGCACCGACACCGAGACGAACAATAGGTACGAGTGCTTGATTTGTTGCTGCCCATTCTTTCAATCTTTTTATCTGTTCAGGTACGGTGGGTGCTTTAAATACCCATGTAAACCCTTCATCAGTTTGTCTAAATTTTATTGCCATTATCTTCTCCAATAATTAGAAGTCACCAATAACATCCATCATACCTTTCATTTTGTTTTTAATAAAATAATTTAAAAGTTGACTTCTGTCACCGTTTTGTTGTTTTACATACATATGTATAATAGCATCTTTAATGTCTTGAGGAGTTTTGCTTAGATCAACTAGCGTTTGATTGCGATTATATCCATGCGACATATCTGCTGTTATCCATTCGGAAGGTGATTTTGATTTCCATTCTTCCAACAAATTCTTACGAATCGGTTTTTGACGAATATTATTCACGAACGAATCATCAGGTGATAACATATTAGGTATGCCATCTCCCTTATCACCTGTGATAATGTGTTCCATGAGAACACGAGAAGCAGATTCTTTTATCTTAATCCACTTTTTAAATGCAGGCGAATATTGTTTTACATTAGACCATTTTTGCAACTGATTGAAATCATGGTCGCCGCTGATAATCAAAAAAGGCACTGGTGTTGAATCCTCAAACATATTATCAGATTCCCCTATTGTCTGACTATACTCAGCAAGTGTACCAATAACATCATCGGCTTCAGCACCGTATACATCAATAACAGGATAAGGAAAATACTCTTCTAATTCACTTCTAATAATAGATAGAGAATTAAATATTGTACTCCAATCAAATTTTGATTCTTCTCTTTCTTTCTTGCGACTTGCTTTGTAGTATGGAAAAACTGTGCGTCTCCAATAATGCCTGTTGTCACATGCAATAACGAGTTCACCAAATTCAGCACCAAATTTTGTGCGATATGAACGTATGGTATTGATGATCATGTGTCGCAACAGAGGCAAGTCTACTTCAATGTCACTGTTAGAACCAAATCCAACATTGCCCATAAAAGTAGCAATAGCTACTTGATTGAAGTCTATAACTATTAGACCTTTGCTCATGATATCACCTTCAACAACACCATTGTAGGCTGTACCCTAGACTTTACTGGAAACTTCTTACCAGTTATCTTATCCATGAATGAATGTAGACCATTCTTACGACAAATCATAAAAGATTTAATAAGATCATCATTACGCAATGTCTTCTCATATGATTTATTGACTGAATAGTTATCAATACCAGTTCCCTTAACACCTAGTGTGTTAGAATATTCAGAGGCATACACACCTATTCGTTTACGTTTAAAATCATAAACCCATACTTCAGATGCTCCGATGATCTCAACAGGATCAATAGAAGACAATTTGAGTTCAGGATAATCTTTAGTATAGTTTAACCTACGCACAAGTTTATTTTTATCAGTTGGCTTTTTACGTCTGATTCTTGTTATTTTTTTAGCCTGTTTAGTTTCCATCAGACCAATTTGTAAACCATCAAAAAATGCAATTACTGAAGTTATAATAGATTTCTTGATATGTGAATATCCTTCAATAAGCTGATCATCCATATCGTCACGCTCAGGCTTTTGTCTAGCCTCTTGCAATTCTCTAAACTCTAAAGACATCAAATCAATATTAGTAACCGCTTTCTGCATTTCAGATGCATTAAGTTTATACCCAGCAATAAAACCTGGTATGTTTGTGAATACACTACCTGTCATAATAGAAGTCAATGAGTCATCAATGCTATTCATAAAATCACTAAGATTATTTCTAATGTTCACAACTTTAGCTACTGATGTAATATCTTCATCATCTTCAGCTACAACAACCTTAGATGAATTTTCTATCCAAATATATTTTTGTGCTTCAAGCCAGTTTATAGTTGATTGTGTCAACCAACCTAATTTAGACCAACAGTAAAAATATTTTGATACGCTATAGAAAGTAGAATCAGACATAGATAGTATTTTATCCACATCTGTTTTATTCCAATTGGCTCTCATCCATTTCTTTAGATGAATAATACCTGCTTTGTCTTGTATCTCATAATGAACAAAATACAAACATTGTTTCAATGCAGTTTCTCGGTCAGTTTCTTCTGTGAGCAGTTTAAACTCTGCCCACTTGGGTTCTGGCATCACATATGTGCTGCGTGATCTTTTAACTATAGCCATTTAAGGACTCCTTTAGTGTTTACTTATATAGTATATCAAAGGAATAGCTATTTGTCAAGCTCTTTTAGATAGTTTTCTACTGTTATTGAAGGTATTTCAGGTATATCTAGTGAGTTCTCACCGATAACTCTACGGATAGGGTACACTTTAGCCATATAGATCAAAGAGTTAATCCAAATCATCATGTTTGAGGGGGGTGTATAAGTTGCTGACTCTGTGCCGTATACCCTACCTACTATACAATCAAATCCTAGTAGGTCTATTTGAGACGCTTTCAATGATGCAGCCAGTTCAATGCCACCATGACCGCTACTATTGTTTTGCATAAAATACGGCGAGTGCCAATTAGCTTTAGGTTCTAGCCCTTGCCGTTTGAGACTAAAATGGCGATAGTACACTGCACCATCATAACCGCTTTCATGTATTTCTTTTAACATTGCATAGTCAACAGCGCACAAATAATCTACACAATATTCACGGTAAATATCATTGCACCCTATCTTTATACCGGGTATCTTATCTAAAGGAATAGGGGTCCTAGAGACCCCATTTCCTATGACTGTTACTTTCATACAAAGGATTTGATAGAATCAATTCTTACTGAACGCCATTCTTGCTTGTCCGTATCAAATACAACTAAATTTGATACCGGTGCAGTGCGTTTGCCTTCAGTGGCAGGGACAATATTTTCTTGTAGTGTAGCATTCATTACGCGCTCGTTTCCATCTACCTTAGTAAATGTAATTGTGCGAGTGCCTGAACGCAATTGCTGAATATATTGATCTTTAATCATATCACTCTCCATTATAAAATAATACCACTTGTCATTTTACGGTATGCTTTCTCTACATCATCATTTGTTGGTGTAATAAACACAACACCTGAAGCAAAGAATTCTACTTCAGCAGGATTTTCACGCCCACTAATAGCAATACCTCTAGCAAAACCCATACCTTCTCCTGCATGAATAAGCATACGAGGATCTTTTAGTTTAATTCTGCTATCAGTTTGATCTGCTAACTTGCCAATAAACTCTCCCGCAGGAGTTACTACTGACACAACATCATTGATTTTCATAATATTTGTTTCCTTTTTTGATTGTTTACTCATTGTAAATGATATTTTCAAATATGTCAAGCTGTTTATCATCAATACTGGTTAATTTTTTAGGTGTCCAATTAATAGGAACAAAACTAGAAAGAGGTTCCTTGTTTAATCTTATATTTAACATAGAGTTTAAGCAATTTGGATCATGCCGCTGTTGCCATTGGAATAAAAACTCTTGCATTTTAGCATGAGATTTTTTATCAAATTCTGCAATAGTTTCTTTTTTAAGTTCACCTTCATACTCTAAAACATATTTAGAGCTTCCATAATATTTTTCGTACAAACGCTGCGGTTTGCCTGAGTAACCAATATAGTAATTGCCGTTGGGGAAGGTTGTGCAATATACCCTATGGATTTGTTTCTCTTTTGGTTTTCTTTTTTTCTTTAGTGCTGCCATCAAGTGTTTCCTCATTATCCGAAACACTATTTATGACATCTTTTTTACCGAATATTAATTCCCAATTCTCATCAAATTTTTTCTGATCTACTTGGCGGAAGGTGCTACCTTTACCGCCTGGCCATTGTCCTGCTGACATATTACTCGCCCTCAAAATCTAAATCTTCTTCAGTAAGTGGTGAAGAACAAAAGGAACAAAAATTAGGTGTCTCTAATTGATTGTCCACATCATATGTAATCATATACTCGGAACCACATTCATCGCAATAACTATCTATTGTAATTTTACTTGACATACATTTACTCCTGCTTTAGATAAAAATTCTTTACCGCTTCCCTTTGAAGCCTCGTAATCATTTATATAGTACACTTCTTTTATGCCTGCCTGATAGATAAGTTTAGCACAATCAATACAAGGATAATGAGTGACATATAGTGCCGCGCCGTCACTTGATTCTGTTGATCTACATAACTTCATAAGAGCATTGGCTTCTGCGTGTAATACCTCTGGCTTAGTCTTACCATCTTCCTCACATTCATTAGACCATCCAGAAGGTGTGCCATTATATCCTATAGACAAAATACGATTGTCTTTAGTAATGACACACCCAACTTTTAGTCTATTAGCAGTAGAAAGATTTGCTGTTATATTTGCAATATCTGCATAATACAATTGCCACTTCATGCTGCCCAAATATCACCCCACTCACCAGTCAATGCACCGCGAGCATAATCAGTACTTTTATTTTCAAAAAAGTTTGTATGAGTAGGTGCATTTATCATAGATTCTACCCACAGAAGTGGATTCTTTTTGACTTTAAAAATACCTTTAAGCCCCAAAGAAATCAACCGCCTGTCGCAAATATATCTAATGTAAGTTTTAACTTCTTCAGGAGTTAACCCTTCCATTGGTCCTATTGCAAATGCTAGGTCAATAAATTTATCTTCTAGCTCAACCATCTTCTCAGCAATAGTATATATCTTTCCTTTGAGATCATCATTCCAGATACCAATATTTTCATTAATATATTCACGAAACAATTTGATCATATTCTCTGCATGTAATGTTTCGTCAACAATACTCCAAGTAATGATTTGTCCCATGCCTTTCATTTTGCCGTGACGAGGAAAATTCAACAACATAATAAAGGAA